TTTAGGAATACCACCGCTAAACGCTTTACGTCTTATTAATCTGTCATGATTACCAATTGTAACAGTTGCTTTTGGGAATGCTTTATACCATCGTTGTAACTTGTTAATAGCAAGTGTAAGTTCATCGCCACCGCTTAAACCATTAGGGTCTGACTCATGGTAACTTGAATAATGGTTATCAATAACATCTCCAATAAAAACAACCTCGGAACAATTATATTTTTCTTGAACACTCTTGCAATGTGATAGATATTCTTTTAGACAAAATGGCTCATGTAAATCCCCTATAACTAAAACATTATTACTATTTGGTTTCATTGGTTTGTTTTTATTAAGTTTATTGTAATCTCTTCTAATATTAACCTCCCTCCATTGCTTAGCAGTTAACCTGTATCTATTCTGCTTTCGTTTTCCATCATTCTCTTTAGGTGGTAAATCTAATAATATAGCCTCAGACTTGTTTAACCATCTTACACTTTTCTCTTGTTTGCTCATCTTTATTTAGTTTTATAATTATTAATCCATTTTAACCCAGCTTTATACGCTTCTTCTGAGGTGTCAAAATCCGCTAAGACATCTTCTGTAATCCAAGTAGTTTTACCTTTCCGTAATATACCAACTAGCCAGTAGTCTTGAAAACGAGCCATTACTGTGACATTCAACCACCAACCTAAAGGAATTTCTTTTGTATTCATATTTATAATTTAAGCAAATGTATATAAATTAATTAACCCCACCTAATTTAAAACGGAATTTCTTCTTCTCCAAATGCATCAATAGCAGAAATAGTTGGTAATTGTTTCTTTTCATCCTTAAATTCTTTTAATTCAGTATCTAAAGGGTTGTAAAGTTTAATTGCCTCTCCAATAGCATCTAAATCTTGTGAGTAATTAACCTTCATATAAATATCTATCTTATCTGGATACCATTTTATAACTAAAGGATTGTCTTTTTTTGTAGTGTCACCTCCTGTATGCTTGTTTCTAACGTTATCAATTACTAACTCATTTTCGTTATCTTCTTTTTGATTTAAATACCATGTAAAAGACGCTTTATTTAATAACCAACCACCCTCACCATCGTAACTTGTAACATCTTCGCTAGAACGTTGTGCGCTCATTGTAGGGTGTTGAGAAACGTGGACAGAACAATGCTTTTTGCTAAAGTTTAGTATTTTAATACCTAATATCTTACCATCAGCATAAGCGTTCCCCGTGTCCTGCCATCCGTTCATAAATGAGTTAATAGGGTCCAAAAACAATGCGTGTACATCTACTCCCTTTTTTATTAAATCCTCAGTAAAATCACAAGCTTCCTTAACGCTCTCAACATCTATAAAGTAAAAATGCTTATCCATCCAAGCAGATGCCCTGTTAAATAGTTCTGGGTTTGTCTTTCTTACATTTTTAGCCAAGTCACCTAAAATATAATTCATATAATTTAACTTCATTGACCACTCGCTGTTTTCTTGGAATGCTACTACAAATATTAAGTCATTACAAATTGCTCCTAAACATTGTAATACTATATTTATACTCGTTTTACCTTCTCCTTTTCTGCCAGTACATAAATAAAACTCATTCTTTTTAAATAGAAAATACTCGTTTAAAGTTGTAGAAGTACTTTTAAACCCTTGTGGTATTACTCCACTAATATAGTCTTCTATATCTTTATTAATCTCTTTATGCGGGATTAAATGCTTTTTATGTACGTCTTCTGCACTAGGGTCTTCTAACTGTTGGTTAGTGTTTATTAGTTGTATCATTTATTCTTTTTAGTGCTATGTTAAAATAGTTTTCGTCTTGTTCTATTCCTATAAAGTTTCTATTAGTATTCTTTGCTGCTACTCCAGTAGTACCTGAGCCCATCGTAAAATCTAAAACAGTTTCGTTTTTGTTTGTGTAGGTCTGTATTAAATACTCCATTAACTCAATAGGTTTTTGTGTTGGGTGTACTGGCTTACCTTTAACTTCTAAATCAAATTCTAAAATACTTTGAGGGTAATTAGTAAATTCTTGAACTGTATCTCTATGTGATGGTCTTTTACCAAATGATACTTCCTCATCTCTATATTTGGTTGGCTTTTTTCTTGTCTTCTCACACTTCAATAAACCTTGTGGATAATACTCCATTCTATTTTTACTTTGTGATTTATGGGCTACTTTTCCAAAGCTGAAAACAGATATATTTTCGTGTTTTTTAAGGGGTGAGTTCTTTGCGTGTGCAAAACCACTATTATATTTAGTTTTTCTCCATATCCAATCATACTTATAATTCTTAATATTACTCATTCTCAAAGCACTACTAAAAGGCTCTGAACCAAACAAAACTATAGCACCATTTGGCTTTATAACTCTATTCAGTTGTTCCCACATCAAGTCAAAGTCTATAACGCTATCCCATTTACAAGCAGTAGTTCCATAAGGTGGGTCTGTTATAATAGCATCAATACTATTATCTTCAATTGTTTTCATAATCTCAAGGCAATCGCCTTTATGTAGTTTTATCATTATTTATTTTTTTTATTTTATTTTTTAAATCTATAATTTCTTGGTCTTTACAACAGGAACTGCATTGGTTTTCACAACCTTTCATTTTAGTTCTATTATAAAATCCACATAAAAACTCACTCATACGTATTTGGTTTTTATTTTAAAATCTGTTTAACGCTTCTGTTATCATATTGCCTAATTTATTATTAACAAAGTCTTGTGTGAAAGTTTCTTTATAGTTTTTGTAAGTCTTTAAAACCTCTTCTTTTGCAATGTCTGTTTTTGCTTCTAATAATTTATTAAGTTGGTTGTCTTGCAAATCTCGGTAAAAAGAATCATAAAACAAAGACAAATCTGTATTTAATATTTTACTTAAATCTTTTTGCGCCAAATCATCTATTATAGTAGTTCCATAATGTCTAATATTCATAGTTAAATGATAAATATATAATTTAGCGAATAGAACGTTGTTATTAAGCGTTTCTTTTTTCTGACGGTTAATCCATCCAAAAATAGTATTGAGTGCCTCTATGTCGTCTTGGTTAGGCTTAAACGGCTTATCTGAACCAAACCTCCAAGATAATTTATTAACTGCCTTTTCTAAGTTGTATTTCATAGTTTATAAATCTTTGTCTAAATCTTTGTAAAGATTCCTTGTTTGTTCTTTAATGGTTTCTACTTTCTGCAAATTAAGCCAGCGTTTATAGTGTATTTGATATTCTTTTAAATTGTCTTTTATTTTACGTTCAGAAATTAAGTGAGCGTTAAAGTTTGCAAGGTAAAAAGAAACTGTTTTTATATTTGTTCTTTTATTCATTGCAATACTTTCTAAATACAATTTATCTTTTACTGTTAAATCTTTAAATTTTATATGATTACTATAATCTGGTTTTGCTTCTTTTACTAAACCGTTACTATTTAAATTAGTATTAATATTTAATTTAGTTTCATATTCTACTTCTACTTCTACTTTCGGAACCATACCGTAACCCTTTGAAAGCCTTTCGAACCCTTCCGAAGGGTTAACTTTAGATATAACTAAACCTTTAATCTTTAATGAATTAGGTAAATTATTATAAGTATCAATAGCAGACTTTTTCATATTTGTATTATAATTCTGATGTTTCATGTAATTTATCAGAATCACTCTATTATCAATATATTTAACCTTATTAGCTTTTTCAAAGTCTTTTAAATATGTTTTTACAACTATTTGTGTTATACCTGTTTCAAAAGATATCTTCTTTACAGATGCTTCATAAATACCTAACATATTAGTTTTTTCATTAGTTACTAAATATATAAATAGTAGCTTTTGCATTGGTTCTAATTCTTCCACCCAAGTATCTGACCAGAAAGCGGTGTTTAAACTTCTTAGTTTGCTCATTACTTTCTCATTTTAGATTGGATATGCAGTAAAGCACCTATAAACTGTCTTAATTCTTCTTTAGATAAATAATGATTAACACCTCCACAATTAACACTATTTAAGAAATCTGTATATTCTATAGATATATTTACATACTCATTAAAATCTTCAATTATTAAATCACTTTTACAGTCTTCTGTTACTGCATTTTCAAATACTACTTTCATAAAATATAAATTTAAGTTAAACTAAAAAATCTCCTTAAAATCAAAGCTAAAGTGGAATTTGCTCATCATCTAAGAAGATTATAAAATGTTTTTGCTACGTGTAAAATTCCACTAATACACTAACGTGGTGTAAATATAGTTCTTTTTATTCAATAAACAAGATTTATTTTATTTTTATTAATTCTAAGGTACACTTATTTTCTTTTCCCTTCTTTACATTTACGCAGATTTGCCTATTGTCTTTGTCTTGCTCAAATAGTTTGTCTTCAATAATTTTACAGTAATGAAACACATTAATAGTATCTAATCTTCTACCAATAAACTCAAATGTAAAATTAAGAGAATAACCACCTTTAAAAGTTTTATTAGTAGAAGAAGACGTTAATAGCCTTAAAGTGTCTTTAAACTTCTTTTGTGTTGCCCAGTGCTGGTTTTTGTACTTGTTAAAAGATAGTTTTGTTAAGTTGTTTATTTCAATTTTCATATTAATTTATCTTTTATTTGGTGGCATCTTCTGCATAACATTGTAATATTATTCGCATCAAAACATAACTCTGTTTCTCCGTTTTCTTTCGCCTTCTTTACACTTATATCATGGCTGCAATCTAAGTAAGTGCCAGAAGATATTAAACATTCTTCACAGAAATTGTAACCGTGTTCATCAAATTGTTGTTGTACTTTATAACGTTTTGCTTTAGTAATTAAACGTTCTATTACAGACTGTTTTAAACGTGTTCCGTCACTACATTTGTAGGTATTCATAATAGTTTATATTGGTTAATACTATTTAGTAAATTCTCTAATTCTATTTCTTTTAACTGTATTTTATTGGCAACCTCTTTTTTGAGTTTATTAAGTTCTTTGATTTCTAACTTTAAAGATTCTTCATTACTCATTACAACTCTCTAATTGCTCTTTTTAAATACAGTGCTTTATCTAACGTTTCTTCGTAAGCGTGTTGTAACCATCCTTTTAAATCAATATCGGTTCTATCTAAAGTTGTATTGTATTTTTCTATTCCAACGTTAGAACGTTCTATCAAATCTTTTCTTACCTCTGCTACTATCGTGTCTTTAATCATGTAAATTGTATTTATTAATATATGTTTTATATTCTTTTTTAACTAAATGATTTTCTTTTAATTCTTTAAACTTTGATAAATATACGTAATATCTACGCTTTCTAACACCCAAAAAGCAAGTTATTTTATTAGGGTGTATCTTTAAAATATGTGTTGCAATGTGGGAAAATACTTGTCTTTTTCTGCTATAAATAACAGTGAAATCTTCCTCAATAGTTTGTTTAAGAATCTTTAGTTTTGCTAAGGATAATTTATCCATATTCATACCAGAAGCAAAAGTTTCTATTACATAAGAACTATTTAAACTTTCTGTTGCTCTTTTATGTTCTTTCATTAAACTATGTATTTCATCGTTAGATACATTTAAACCACCTATTTCTGAGTGAATGTATTTTATCAATTCATTACAATATTTTATATCATTTTGGTAGTCCGTAATAGTCATATTTTACTTATTAAATATACTTTATACAACCTATCAAAATAAGGCTTGTATATTGGGTTGTCTATATTGGGTCTAATTGCTAATACATGAGAGCGAACAAAAGTACGCAAATCTTGGATAGTCTGGCAGCCTTCTATTTCTATCGGTTTAAAATCTTCGAATTTATACGTACTATAAAAGTGTATAATCTCGTTTAGTTTTTCTATTGTCATAATTTTATCTCTTATTCAAATCTACAACATTATATATATACAAACCTAATTATTCTAATAATCTTTTTAATTGGTCCTTAGAAGGAAACTCTATTACTATGCCTTTTTCACCAAAATAATTGGCTAAAACATCTACTATTTCGTTTATCTGTTTACCATTCATTTGAGTAGTGCTATCTAAGTCAAATAACGCTTTCATTATTGGATGCCATATTTGATACTTTACAGTCATTTGATTATGTCTTGTACAAATCACTTGTCCTTTTAATCCAAAGTACTTAAAATCCATTCCTACATCGTTTAGTTTATTGTAAATAATACTATAAAGTAAATGCAAAGCAGAATTTTGTTTACTGGTTATGGTAACCTTCTTCTTAGTTAAGTCTACTGTATGACCGTTTTTAAGGTAAAAAGCAGACTTATTTTTAAATTCGTCTGCTTCGTTTTCGTTTTGTAGGTTAAAAATCATTTATATTTATGATTATTGTTTAAAATGTAATCTATCCTTTTGTTCTTTAACTCTTTATTAAGTTTCACTAACTTTTTAAAATGCTCATCCTCCTGGTACATTTTATCCGTATTTTCTAAATGTTGGAATGATATCAAATCAAATTTACCGCTTAGCCAGTTTTCAAATTCTGTAACATTATGGTTATTTAATTTAACTGTTATATTTACGGTGGTTTTATCTTCTAAATTCATTATTTAAGTGTTAGTTTTAGTTCATCTTTTAAATCTAACATTGCCGTTTGTTCTGTTCTTGTGAGCGATAAAAATACTCTCTTTAGCTCATCTTGTGTTTTACATTCATTTAACTTTTCAGAAGGTTTTTTAATTTCTTCTTCTGGTAAATCTTCGCCAGCATAAATATAAAGACCAAGACCATGCAAAGCAATTGCTTTAACTGTACATCTTTGTATTGCTTTATTAATATCCATCATATTAACCTTGTCTGGTGTTATTGCTGCATTTCTAAAATCCATTACAGGTAAGTAGTTAATGTGTTCTAAATCATCAATAGTAATACCTACTTTTACAATTACACCAGCTTTAGATGCAAAGTATGGCATATTAGTATTTTTATCGTGGTAAACTTTAGCGGTTGCAGTTGGAGAAACTTTCTTTAATTCTGCCCAAGCAAATGCCCAAGATAAATAAGTAAATTTACCTTTCTTTTCTGTTTTATTATTTACATCAATTGCACTTAGTGTTTTAAATATTTCCATTTTATAGTTCTTTTATTAAAATTGTTAATAATATTGTTAATTTTTCTAATTGCTCAGTTGTAAGGTAATCACCGTTAAAATCTGCGCTTGTAATTTCTACAAATTCAAGAGCGAAAATGTCTTCTCCTTTTTTGCCAGTCACTAAAAAGTCAGCAAATAATAAATTAAATTTGTAATCTACGTAAATACTTATAGATTCAACGAACCTACCTAATGGTGCGTTCTCAAATAGGTGCCTATCTTCTTTTAAATCTATCTTGTTTAATAGTTTTTTAAACACTTTATCGTTCATAATTAATTGTTAAAATTGTTAGTATAAGATTCTCCAAAATTGCTAAACACTTTTAATAGAGTGTTGTGATTTTCAATGGCCACTGAATTAATAGGGTTTTGTAAAACTTGGTTATTATCATAAAGAGTTTTAACGTTCTTTATGTTACCGTTTTTTTTGTAAGTAATCGTAGTTTCTGTATTCATTTTATTGTTTTTAGTTAAGCAAATATAGTTTATTATATATATACCAACCTAATTTAATTAAACATTTCTTAAATTATATTTCTCAATTATAATGTTTATACTTTTTTTGCTTGTTGTATTTTTTAGTTTTAAATAATCAGAAGATAAAATTATTTCTCCTTTGTCCTTTAATTGGTTTAATTTCTGTATTGCTAATTTTTGGTTCATGTTAATGGTTGTCTTTAATTATTAATGATTCTAAGTATTTGTTAAAACTGCGTTTGTTGCCGTATAATTTAATCGAATTATCTACACCAATTTTGTGTATAGATTTATTAAATGATACCAGTGATTTGAATTTGTGTTCGCTCATTATTATATGTTTATAAATTAATATTACGCAAATATATATAAAAATTAATTAACTAGCAAATAAAATATATATAAAAAAGTTTTTTTATATGAATATGTTTTTGTAAATTTGCTTAACGGGATTGTGTAACAGATTTAGCGAATAAAAAAACAAAATGAGTAAAGAAGCAGAAGAATTTTTTAGACAAAAGACAATAGAAAATAAATAAACAATAACCTTTAACGTTAGACATAGCAAGTATTAATTTTGTACGTTGTTATGCCAAGTAAATTATGACAACAAATGATTTTATAAAAAAGCTACAAAGTATTAGTAAGGACAAACGTAAGTTGCCTTTAAAAATAACTTGCCCTAATGGATTAGAAGTTGAACCAAAAATAAAGATGGGAACTGATGATGAAACTATATTTGGCAACGTTATAAAAATGTATATAACTTATTAATTTATTTTTTACAACGTATTGTATAAGGTTAAGCGATAGCGACCCGCAGGGTTAACTTTATACGTTGTTATTATTAGTGCGAATTAATTAACTAAAATTATATTAAGATGACAGATAAAGAAGTATTTGAAAAGTTTATGGGGTGGATGGGTATGAAAGTATCTAAAGCTAAAGATATTGATAAGCAAATAGCAGTTGAGTATGACGATACATATAACTGCGATGTTAGATTTACAAAATGTGGATACGATGAATTTTATGCGGGAGCGATATTTGACGAAAACGGAAAAATGGTAAAGGCTTATGTTGATAGCCACGTTGCTTATACTTCTGATAATTGCGTTATAATTAATGAAATACTAAAAGACTAGCATTAATTATAACGTATTTGTGTATGCCATGTTGCTGATTAATAACTAAAACTTATAAAAATGATAGTAGTAATAAATTTTTTGATTAAAATAGTAACAAGTATTCTATGCATGTTGATGTTCTGGCTTAACTTAATTATAGTTATAATAATGTGGGACGGAAAATTTATGGTGGTATTTAAACTACTTGATTTAATATGGGACAAACCTAAGCAATGTGATATACACGTTGTTGTGAAATCGTTTTATTGCAATTGTGATAGTCCAGATATTACTTGGTACGGAAATGAATTTGATAAAAAATACTTTTGCTTTAATTGTAAAAAAGAAGTAAACTAATGTTTTACAACGTAATATTGTAAGGAAAGTTGAGGATAGATTAAAACAAAAATAAATAAAGATATGAATTTGATTAAACGATTATTTCGTAAAAAAGAAAATAAAAAACAATGTGTTTTACACGTTGTTAGAACACGGTTATTATGTTTAGATAAATACACAATTTGGTGTGATTTAACTATTGGAAGTGAATATCAATTAGTAAGCCAAGATGAAATAGATTATACAGTAATTAATGATATTGGGGAAAAATGCAAATATGGAAAACACCTTTTTAAGATAATTTAACAATAATTTTCTCTAACTTAATTGGATATGAAATGTTAAAGTTTTAAAATTATTTGGTTTATAAATAATTTATATATACATTTGTTAAAGAATTAAAAAATATAATTATGGAAACTGCAATAAAAAATCAAATAAAGAAAATAGTAAAAAGAAATGGAGCACATTTTGGGGTTGTAAAAAATATAATTACAAGTAATAATCCCGATGTTGATTTTGGTCTATATACTGAATATGTTAATGGTTTATTTAATAAAAAATTTAGCAATGTGCAAACAAGTATTCGTAAAAATATAAGATTTCAATAACCTTATTATTACTTATGCACATTGTTACCTGTAGTTTTTTAAAAAAGGGCATTGCTGACGTTAGGAAGCAAAATTAAACACAAAGATATGAAAAAAGCAAAGAATAATATAACTAATTGGTTAGATAAAAATGGAACTAAAGAAATGAAGGAACAAATAGAAAAAGAATTATTTTATAATAAAATATTTAATGAGAATTGCCTTGATACAATGGCAAAAATGCCTGATAACTTTATTGATTTAACAGTTACATCCCCTCCTTATGATAATTTAAGAACATATAAAGGTTATAGTTTTGATTTTGAAAGCATAGCAAAAGAATTATTTAGAGTAACCAAAGAAGGTGGTGTAGTTGTTTGGGTAGTTGGTGATGCAACTGTAAAAGGAAGTGAAAGTGGAACAAGTTTTAGACAAGCATTATATTTTATGGAATGTGGCTTTAAATTGCACGATACTATGATATTCAAGAGTGCTAAACCACCATTAACACATAAACGCTATGAGCAAGAATTTGAATATATGTTTGTATTTGTAAAAGGTAAAATAAACACTTTTAATGGTATAAAAAGAAAAGCAAAAACAGAAGGTGGTAGTAGTGGTAGTTTTATGCACAAAAATAACGCTAAATTTAAAAAAGCAAATACAATAAAAAAGACACCTAAAGAAGTTTTAAGGGGTAATATATTTGAATATAAAACAGGTTATACAAGAAACGGACACCCAGCGGTTTTTCCAGAACAATTAGCAAACGACCATATAATTAGTTGGAGTAATGAAGGTGATATTGTTTACGACCCTTTTATGGGAAGTGGAACAACTGCAAAAATGGCAAAAATAAACAACCGTAATTGGATAGGTAGTGAAATTTCAAAAGAGTACTGCGATATCATTTCCGCAAGAGTGAGTGCCCTTTTTTAACAAATTACAGGTAACGTACTTGTATAAGGTTTGTAGTGAAATAAATATGTAAAAATATTTGGTTAAGAAATAAATTATATATAAATTTACAGAAAATTAATATTAACAATAAGTAACTATAAACTTTATACGTTGTTGGTTACTGTTTAACGAATAAACAAACAAATAAATTATGAAAAAACAGAAAAGACCTAAAACAACCACAAGTATGAAAAGCGGTGGAATAGATAACAATACGCTCTTAATTGTGATAGTAATTTGGTTAATAACTCTATTAGCTATAACAAATAGTTAAATTGTTACCAACGGATTGTGTATGAGTAGTAAATAAAACGGAATAATTAAAACTAAATATTATGAGTAACGAAAAATTATATTGGACAATGAAAAATGGCGATAAAATAGACGTTGACCAAATGACAGAAAGCCATTTAAGAAACACTTTGAAATTAATAATAAGACGAAGCCAACAAGTGCAAACTACTTGCCCTAACAATATTGAGGATGCGATGGATATGGCTAATTATGACGATACGCCATTTTGTGATGATTGGATGTGGAAGTAGTTTTATTTATTACTTATACACGTTGTTGTGGTGTCGTTTTAATGCACTACAACGGTTTGTATAAGGTGCGTTTTAATGCACTTTATACGTTGTTATATTTTAGTTATGAACGATTAAAAAACGATAAATTATGAGTACACACATAGAAACATTAAAAGGAATAAAAGAATCAGGATTAAACACAGAAAGAATTGAAACAACTATGAGTCTAACAAGGTTTTGGGGAGGTGCTGAAAAGGGTAGAATGTTACAATTAACAGTAAGTAACTCTGATGGCTACATACAATTAACAGAACAAGAAACTATTGAGTTAGCAAAGACCTTGCTTAATTCTTTTGATGATACGATATACCCAAGTGAATAATTAAATATAACTTATTTGTGTATGATTAGTAGCGTATAAATAAAAACAACTTAAATAAATAAACGATGAAAAAAGCAGAAAAAATATTAGAAAAGCACATAGTTTTAAATGATTGTATAGGTTATCTTGGAAGAGATGGAAGATTATACAAAGCCATTATAGATGCGATGGAAGAAGCTATTAATTATACACGTTGTTGTGAAACGTTACCTTGTAATTATGCGGAAGGTTATAATGATGCAATAGCCAAAATAAAAGAAGAAGCCAAGTACATAGAAAAGCAATAATGTTTTACAACGTAATATTGTAAGGAAAGTTGAGGGTAGATTAAAACAAAAACAAATAAAAATGGACGAAATAAAATATCTAAAAGATACTAAAGTAGAAATTACTGCTAGGAGAATAGACAATGATGTTTACATACACCAAGCAAGTGTAATAGAGTTGTTAAAAGACTATAAGCAACAATTTTCTTTACAAGGTGTTAGCCAACAACGTGAACTGTTAGTTGGTTTTATTAATTGGCACGATAAAACTCTTGGCGTTGATGCAGATAAAGAATCAAATACCTTATTTGTTAATGAATACCTAAAAACCAATTAATTGTGGCATAACGTACTTGTGTATGGTGTGTAGCATTGATAAGCAGAAAGTTTGAGTTAAGAAACAAAGTAATAATTATAATTTTTTCGAGCGTTGGCAAATTGCTGACGATAGGAAGCAAAACAGAGAATAAATGATATTAAGAAGACAAGGTAATAAGCAAAAGTTAGCAAAGTTAATAGTGCCAATGATGCCACCACATAAGATTTATATTGAGCCGTTTTTTGGTGCTGGTGGTATGTTTTTTAATAAACCAAAAGTAAAACACAATATAGTTAATGACCTTGATGACGATGTTTTTAACTTATTTCAAATAGTTATTAAAAGCAGTAAAGAATTAGAAGATGGTTTTTATAAAATGCCAACACATAGCAGTCTTTTAGATTATTGGAAAACTAACAAAGAAGATGACCCTATACAAAAGGCTTTAAGATTTTTATTATTAAGTAATATGACTTTTATGGGTGCTGGCGCTTCTATACAAGGTGGAACAGGAAACACAAAAGAAGCATTTTACAAAAACATAGATAAGACTTATGAAATGATAAACGATGTGAAGTTTTTTAATTGTGATGCTGTTACTTTTTTAAGTAAAAAGGTTGCTTTTGGGGAATCTGCACCTGTGAAAGACTGCTTTATATATTGCGACCCTCCATATTTAGGAACTGGCGACAATTACTCTGATAGTTATACTGAAGATATGAGTGCAGAATTATTTGATTGTTTAGTTAGTATTGGTTGTAAGTTTGCTTTAAGTGAGTTTGACCATCCATTTATAATTGAACAAGCGACAAAGCACGGACTTAATATAATTTATGTAGGTGAGCGTACAAACTTAAAAAATAAACGAACAGAGGTGCTTATTACTAATTATGAAGATAGACAAAAAAGCCTTTTTGCGTAAGTTGCTAAAAAAGGGAAGGAAAAAAAAATATAATTATGGGTAAACAAACACAAACGATTGAGGTTATAACAGACTTTAGCTATACATTATACACGGTGTTAGCAAATCGTTTTAATGTTTGCTAACTACCTATAAACAAACAAAATGTATTACAATTATGAGGAAATACACTAAAGTCAAGGTTTTACGAATTTCAAAAGAACAACACAGTACTCTTGTTAAGATGAAATTACTTAATATTGATGTAGGTAACTTTATAAGAAGTGCTATTAAAGAAAAAATAGATAAAGAACATAGTTATTTAATTGACAAAGAAAAGCCGTTAGAAGATGAGTTTTCTTTGTCGTTAAAATTAGCTTTACTTAAACTTGAATAACAAAAATATTATTAATCCCTCAAATATAATAATTCCCAAAACCCATAAAGGAGTGCGAAATTTAACTATTTCAATCTCCTTTATTTGTACCTCAGATTTATAATTTTGTTTAAATTCTCTTATTTTAAAATTAACCACACTATCTATATCTACAGTGGCTACTAAGTCCCCTTTAATCGACTTTAAAGACACTTTTACACCTCCAGAACGTATTTGCCTATCAAAGTCTTTTAACTGTCCTAAAGTGTCGCATGGTTGTTCTATTAAGATAGTGTCATTTACTTGTTTAGTAATGTATCTATCGTTTTTACTATAGCTTGAATCCATCTTAATAAATTCTTTAAATTCCGTAGTGGTCTTTTTAGCAACACAACTATTAAGTAGAGAAATAAAAAGTATAGTAAAAAAAAATAATCGCTTAATCATGTTGTTTATTTAAAATGTTTTTTAATTCGGGTTTTAAACCGATATTTGCATAATTCGGGTTATATGCTTAAGAATATAATTAACTTATTTTTACCGTTTTTATATGTTAATGAAACTATTTTACCCTGGTATTAATGAACTATTAACTGTATTTCCTTTAAACCTTCTAAAACTTTGTGAAATTTCTTCATAGTGTTTTGACTGTTTAAGACATCTCTAAAGCCATCGTTATTGATATCTAACAACTTACTACCCAAAGCAACACAACCGTTTAAATCATGCCAGTAATTAGCTGAATGAAACTTACACTCACTTCTGTTTTCCACTCCTTTTATTTCCCATAAATCACAATCAAATTTATTAGAATATTCCAATACACATAAGTATTCGCCTCGTGGAATACAGCTGATGTTTCTTTGGTTGTTATTGTCTGCTCTTTCTAACGACTTTGCTAAAAATAAATCTTTACCGTTTTTAGTTATGGCGCATTCCCCTATAGTTTGTTTGTCTTCGTACTCTAATCTAAATAGTTCTATTTTCATGGATTCCACCATTTATAAATTTTATCAATTAGCGGGCACAACCAGCAAGGTTTAATCATTTTTTCTGACATAATTTTATTTTTTAATCGCCTAAATAATCTTTTCTTAATTCTAAGAAGTCATCTAATTCTGTTTTTTCTGTTAATTGGTTTTCTTTTATTTTTAAATCTACTTTGTTAATTTTTCTCTTATGGTTTAATTCTATTATTTTAAAAGGTATTTGTATTATAAAATATATTAACCCTAAAAACGCAAAAACTTGTTTTAAGTCTGTATTCAATAAATTCAAATAATCTAAGTCTATAAAGTGCACCATATCCGCAATTGTTAACCCCCAGAAACTAAATACTAATCTATTTGCGTAAACAATTGCAGCGCTTAAATGGTTCATTTTATTAACTTATTTAATACACTTTTAATAAATACTTTTGTTTCGGATATCTTAAATAAAAACAAAGCCAATCCAACAATTAAAAGCGTTAAAATAAAATATAAACTTTTATCATTTTTGTAAGCGTCAAAGGAGAAAAACCATAATATAACTCCTAAAATGTTTGTTGTTGTATTTTTAAATTTATTCATTATATTTTTCTTAAAATTATAAACATTCCAATTATAATTACCGTAGAGATAACACTTGCTAATTTTGTTTGATTTAGTGTAAATTTTATACCATTTTTATGTTTGTGAAAATAAAATGTTGGTTTAAATTTCTTTGGAAAAAATATAGTTAAGTATAGTTTCTTATCAATCCAATCCAAAAAATTACCTGCAACTAAACTACATATCATAAACCAAAAATGACCGCTAAAAATAGCTAATATTAGGTATATAACACTTGATACTCCTTCAAATATTAACACCTCCTTTTTGCTTAAACTGCTTTCAAATAAGAAATCTAAAAAGTAGTGAGAAATAATTGCTAAAGGCATACCAACTGCATAAGCTAAAGTTTCGTTTTGCGTTAATGCGTAAACGGTTGTCATTATTGATAACCCTGTTGCTGCGTGTGGTATACTATACATTATATTTTAGTTTTAAATTCATGGCTAGGTGTATTTGGTATTACTTCATATTTGCCCCAACCCCACGCGCTGCTCCCCCTCCAAAAAATATCAACATCATATGTTAATCCCTCTTTCACAAGTACATTTTCCTCTGTTAATTCATCATATTCATAAATATTTTGAAATCCTAAACAAACAATTCCATGAGTTGTTTCTGTAACTGTAATTTTATCAAAATCTAACTCATTGTCTATATTCGCTAACTTTAATATTAATTCTTTTGCTTTTACTTCCGTTGGAAAACTGTATCTTTTTGTAGCCATTTTTTAATTATTTTAATAATTAAACTATATAAGGTAAATCTACTTGCGCTTCTGCTATTGATTTGTAAACTCTTAATTTTTTTGTTTTACAATACATCGGAGAGTTACCATCGCTTCTATCGAAGTTGATTTCACTCAATGTGTTTGGAGGAAATGTTACACCTGTGTTCGTCGTAGGTGTTATCTCTAAACCATCAATGTATAAAGCTAATTTATTTAATCCCCAGACAAATACGTATTCGTGAATATCTGTTATATTAACTACATCTATAAATGATTTTGATAAAGCAGTTATACCGTCTACTATTATATACATTGTAACCCTACTCGCTTGAGTATATCTAATAAATACCCTATTATTAACGCTACCATCAGATAGGGAAAAATCTCTTTCTTTTATATCCGATTCGTCATTTTTTCCAATGTTTATCACAAAAACCCCTTCTTCCGAGTTAAATGTATTAACATCTCCTGCGCCATCAATTCTATCGGCTAAACGAGTTACCGTAGTCCCTATTGTTCTAATTCTTGATGTAGCGTATGGTAGCTTCTCTAATTGCGCTTCGTTTACAGTGCCAGTAACCGTACTTAATAATGCTCCAGCCGTAGATGTAAACGTTAATTGAACCAAATCATTTACACCAGTTCCAACTAAAGAACCTGTAAAAGTTCCGCTTAAAGCAATTGTACCCGTTCCTTCAAATGAAACGGTATAGGTGTCAGCAACCGTTGTAGTTGTCTGAGTAACCATCGCCTGCGAATTTAAATAATCATTAGTAGATTGGGGTTCTGTTAATAATACGGGGCAGCCTCCATCAGAATAATCTAATCTCGGAACGTCTGCCGCCATTGTTTCTATTATACCATCCGAATTAACTCTTGTTGCTATTGATGGTCTTGATACTGTAAAATCCCCTGCGCCGTCAGATGGTAAAACAGAAGCTAAAACTCCGCTTTTAAAGGCTGACGGTATCATTAATAAACTAGGTGTTGGCATATCTTTTAATTAAAATTATTTGTAGCATCATTAACACAATCTAAAGCCTCTAAAGTAAATCCTGCTGCTGTAGTTCTATTTATGTAAGCCGTTGTGATTTCGTTATAAGTGCTTGATAAATCGTAATAAATACCACCAAAACCTCCTTGAACAGGGTTTCCCCACCATGTACTATCGTATATTTTCCCAAAACTCATAATTATTTAGTTTTATTTCTTAAGTAAGTTGTTAATTTAACTATATTAACTACTTTTGGCTTGTAAGTATTCTTCATTATAGGACCCAATTTGATGAATTTGTATTTTTATCTGGATAAATATCCGAATTTGTGTTATTATTATACTCTGGAAATAAATTGGAATAGTTACAGATATAATCTACAAATCTTCGTGTATAATATTCCGCAAAATCCCTTTCTTTTTGCACTAAATAATCTACTTCGCCCTTTGAAACGCTCTCAGAATTTTCAGAAGTGTGCTTAAATACACCACCATTTTTTACTTGATACGCTGCGAATGGCAAATAGTCCGTCATAGCGTAATGAATAAGCATAGGCTGCACGTAATCGTTTACTAAAGTCAAATAATTACCCGTTAAACTACCTGCTATTATGTCATTTGATATCTTATCGTATAATTTACTACCTAAATAGTTTTGTATATGTATTTCTTGCGATATTTTAATGAACTGTATAAACTTATCTGTGTCTACATTACCGTCAATTATAGTATTTTTAACTAAATCTGTTCTGCTTATAAATAATGCTGTTGCCATCTATCTCTTTTTGTTTACAAATCCGTTATTAGGCATATCTGTTGGTCTTTTTGCTACTTCTTTTGCATTAATTTCGGGTTTAAATCCTTCTTTTTTAGCTTTATTTACGCTTATTTCTGCGTTTGGGTTACCTACATCAGCCGTTGTACCCTTCTTTTTCGCTCTGTAAGTCTTTCTCATCCAAAAATGATGGCAATCCCCGCCCCCTTTATATAAAAATATGTCGTAATTATCAGCACCATTAAGACCCCAACCAGCATTAACGCTGCTTTTACTCATCATTTGTATATCTTCTTTTCTATATATCTTCTTTTTAGCAACCATTTTCTTGCAAAAATCTCTGCTATCTGAACTAGCAGTTAATGGTGCGTATTGATAACGTACTTTGAACTTAAAACCTTTAGCTTCTCCATCTTGTGAACTCTTTGCGTTTGGTCTTGCGGTACCTGTTGTTGCTAAATTCCAGATTTTAGACAATAAACTTGGCTTATTAAGTTCGTTTATCTCTTCATCTAATTCATTTTCTGTATCGTAATCTACTTTTCTTTCGTCTATTAAATCCCATTCTTTTAAATCCTCATCTTCTCCAAATTCTTCTAATTTAGAAAACATTTGTTTCATTTTCACACCCGTTTCTTCTTCCCTCGTTTCTTTGTCATGAACGTTTTCTAAATCCGTAAATTCTAAAGGTTGTAGTGTCTTAAAGTATAGTTTTAAGCTAATATTATTAACCGCGAGTATTTGTGTATACGCATCAATTAATAAGTCTTGAAAAGGTCGTATAACAGTGTTGTCCATTAGTATCGTAGCAGTCTTTAATTCTTCTGCGTTGTTACCTAAACCACTTGCATCTTTAATACCCATTAACATAGGAGAAATTACCCTATGCGATACCATTATCTTTTTTTGTGATTCATCAGATAAAAATTGATATTGGTTATGCGCATCACTTAATTGTACAGCGTCAATTGTTGCTGCTGATTCTTTATTATCGTTAAAAGCAATTATAGGAGTTCCAGACCTTGAAGAACCACCGTATTTTGATTTGATTTTCTGCTCTGTTAGTCTTTGCGTTTCATCATCTGGCACACCATTATTAAAATTAATTAATAGTCCAGGACTTAAACCGTTTTGAACATTATTAATGTGATAGTTTCCTATTTCTTCTTCTAATTCTGCGTATTGTAGTCCACCTTGATAATCTGGTGTAGAATAATAATACATACCCGCTCTATAAGGCTTTACATATAAAATCTCAATCGCTGCGTGCTTTTCTGTAGAATTAAAAGCTGGTATTCTTAGAGGTTCATCGCTTGGCTTTATGTTTGCCCAATCTGGATGGTAATAATAAGCCTTTACCATTTTGTCACCTTCCTTACATTTTTCTGCTCTTAAAGTTTCAATCGGTAAATGCTCTACTTTTTCTACTGTTTTTCTATCCTTAGAAAATATTACTTGAATAGCGGTCTGTCCTGCTAGTTTTAAATCTGAGGCATTTCTTCTTGTATCGTCTTTTTTAAACAACGAAATCATACGAGCGTATGAATCTGGTTTTTTAGAAGAGTCTAAAGCATCTAAACCTTTACCAAATATCATTTGACTAATACCGTTAATAGCTGCGTTATTTGTAGCACTACCGTTATATCTATCAATTAGGTATTGAAAGTAGTTGTTATCTGCTCCAAATTCCACCCATTCATTTCTCGTAGATTCTACAATTACAGGCGAAGTATAACTTGCTAATTCAACAACTTTAACTGCTGATTTACTTTTACTAATACTTGGTGTATTTCGGTGTTTATTTATATATTTACTCATAAAATTATAAAATCATTATTACCACTCTCTTCAATGTATTCGTCTTTATTAACGGTGTAGTTTTCATTCGCTGATTGGTCCGTAGATTGCGCCGTGCAAAATATTTTATCCCTATAAATTATATCTGCATTTGTAACAGTACCTTGTCCGTTGTATATCTTTAAATCGTAAAACCTCCCTTCTTTTAATTCGTAAAATCTACCGTTTTCGATAGGAAAATCAGTTGTTAATTTAATGTAATTACCTTCATTTACTCCATTAATTAAAAACGATGTAACCTCATTAGAACTGTCATCCCTTAAAGTTAACGTAACAGAAGTAGCATATATTCGTGGAATAATGTATATGATTTGCTCACTTGTTACGGGTAGTAGATGTTTCATAGTTATATAATAAGAAATAGCACTAAATTTATTTATTAAACCAAAAAAAACCCTAAACATAGCGCTTAGGGTTTCTAAAACAAACAAATCATATTATGCGTTAGGGTCAATTACTGTAGCACTAACATCTTCTGTAATAACTAAAGGAGTAACAAAATAAGCAGGTGCTTTCTCTTGCCCCTCGAATACTAAAGTAAATCCACTTAAATCTCCCATAGCAGCACCAGTAACAATAGTACCACCCGTTACTTCTGCGCCATTCTCTAAACCAACTAGAAAGAAATTACCGTTGTAATCCTCAACCGCTACGTGTGGTCTTGAAACTGATAATAATTTGATTTCCTCTTGTGTTGCTTTATCTAAAATTGGTAAAGTAATGTTTAAATTTTGTGTGTAAAATGTAGTTCCATTTTCTCTTGAACTCGTAATTGTGTTTTCTAAAGTTGACGCTCCTTTGATTTCGTACTTAAACCAATCTGGAGTGCCGGCTAATACCGTGATTTCTCCAGCAACTATTGTCGCTGCTCCTAGCGTTCCGTAATCTGCAAAGTAAATGTTTTTTAAACCACCAACTTTAGATTTACAACCTAGACTTCTTCCCGTTGTTAATAAACAAGCCATATTTTTATATTTTTTAGTTAAAAAAAGGGTAAGTAGATTAACTACCTACCCTTTAATATTATTATTAATTAATTTTATAGTTCTAAACCGTAAGAAACAATTTCATCAACTATTGCATAGTTTACTGCTGCTGTATAACGAGCAATAAATCTAAAGTTTTGAGAACCATCTAAGTCTGCCATATCTAAAGTTTTAACTTCGTTTTGGTCGCTTAATAAACCACAAGCAAAA